AGGTCTTTATAGATTATAATCCTACTTTTGCTTTTTGGGTACATGATAAGCTGATAGGGAGCAGTGATAAGGTAGAGGTATTTATCAGCAACTATACACATAATCCTTTCCTCAAAGATTCAATCAGGGAAAAGATAGAAGATCTGAAACATAAGGATAAGAATAAGTGGAGGGTATATGGCTTAGGTCTGACTGGTAATGTAGAGGGGGCAATATTCCCTGCAGTCAACTGGATACCTGCAATGCCTACTACCGGGATTAAGCGTAGTTGTTTGGGCATGGACTTTGGCTATTCCAATGATCCTACCACTATTGTGAGATTAGCACTTATTCAGGGGGAGTTATATGGAGAGCTGCTGCTTTATAAGACCGGATTAACTAACCAGGACATTGCAAAAGAGTTTGAGAGGTTAGGTTTGAAAAAAGGAAGAAAAGGAGGAGACCTGATCATGGCAGATAGTGCAGAGCCTAAGAGCATCAAGGAGCTAAAGAATCTAAACTGGAGAGTTAGGCCATGCAAAAAAGGTAGTGATTCTATCCGGGCAGGGATAGACTGCCTGAAAAGTTATGGAGCTTTAAACTTAGTTAATAGTGAATTATGGAAACAAGAGCAGCAAAAATACGTATGGACAATAGACCGTAAAGATGGAAAAGCTAAAAATAAGCCAGTAGATAAGTTTAATCATATTTGGGATGCTTTTAGATATGGAGAGCAAGGAATTAGAAAAAACAAATTAAATTTAGTATCTTACGGCTCATAAACTTAAATTATGGCATACGTATTACAGGCATCACAGTTTGCAGAGGGATTACAGAGCTATACTGCTCTGCTCTTAGAGAGTATCAGGCAGATAACCTTAGTATCTCCTTTCAATATTCCTGATGCCAGGACTGCACTCGAACTAAATCAGATTACCACTTTCTCAGATGCAGGCTTTGACCAGTATCTGACAGAGCTATATAGCTTAGACTTAGACTATACTCTGCTAACTGCTGCAGAGATTACTGTGCTAAATGTCATCCGGGAGTACTTACAACCTCCTCCATCTTTCAACTGTTGCGGAGTAGATGTACCATCATTGTTAAACTTTAGTTATGTGTTTAATGACAGAATTGGTAGTGCTACATTTGAGAAAGAGATAAGAGTATCACTAATGGATACAGTTACCTGTGATGTTTTTAACATTGAGCTGACCTTTGGTACGGTAACTCCTGGACCTCCTGCAATTATTCCTGCAGGTCCGATAACTTTGAGTAGTTTAGGGTGCATTGGTGGTATGAGCGTATACTCATTTTTATGGGTAGATTTTAGCTTTGATCCTACAGGATTCACATTTGATGTAGATTTTGACTTTAAAGATTCAACCGGAGCAAGCATAGTGCTTGTTTCTGATTTATACACTTTTTAATTAATTATTATGAACTTATTAAATTCATTTTTGTTAGACTGCTGCCCACTTGCCACAAGTTTAACCGACATTCCAGCAAGTGCATGCCCTGAGAACATGGGCCAGATTCAAAGATATTGGTTTGTTCGTAAAGGAGAGGTTATCTGGGATACAGTAACTCCTGCTAATAACGTACCTGCAACTATCTCAGGGAACTTGCCAAGTGTAGTGGCTGGATGGTCTATCCTATTTGCTGCTGCTGATGATACTCACGTAGTTACATCTCCATTAATCGGGGGGGACAGTGTTTTAACTGCCGGAACCACAATTAGCCAGGGCGGAGGGGATAACTCCACATTGTCAGGGACAACACTAATCAATGGTATTAATCCCACTGATGGTAGTGCTCGCTTTGATTCTCTTACAGGAGCTCAGATTGAGGCATTCAGAAAACTTGCCTGTGAGGGTACAGGTCTTGAGGTATATCTAATTAATCAGCAAGGATTAGTCTGGGGTCAGCAAGTAGGAGATCTATTTACTGGCTTTGATGTTTCCAATGTAGTACTTGGATCTATGACTAATGCAGGATTTGGTACACGTGACAGTAACACAATGACATTTCAGTTAGACTTTGATTATGATGAGACTAAAGCTGCAGTTACTCCTACTGACTTTAATGCTTTAACTATATCGTAATGGCTAAGCCTACGAAAGTAAAACTAAAAACAAAAGCCGGTGCATGTGCAGAGCTAACCCTCTCACATGCTCAGGCAGTTTTGCAGAGCCAAGTAGTTCAGAAGAGGGATGACTGGTCACTTGATTCAAAAAAATATCAATTTGTAGATAATGTTATTAAACGAAAGCCAAGTAATAAAGCTGATAAAAAGCAAGAGTAATCAGTTAGGCGTGATGCAGGCTTATGAAAGTAGGCTAAAGGTCATGTCTGAACCATTGTTTTTTAGAGAGCTGGAGAGTGAAACCGGATGGAATGAGATAAAACTTGCCATCAGGAACAGTATCACTGCTGAAAAATACCAAAGGGTGCTGCAATATTTCAGCTATCCCCTGGCAATCGTATCTATAAGTGATGATATCCTTGAGGACCTTAACAGAGTTTTCAATGGTAGAAATGCAAACTTTTCCATACAATATCCTAACAAGAGAGCAGAGGCACAGGCTACAGAGCTGCTCTATAAGGTTAATACCCGTAAATATGTAGAAGCAGTAGGTAGGAGAGCATTCAAGTGTAAGCCTCAGACCATTGTAGTAGTAGACAAGGATGCAATGGGCATACCTTACTATGTTACTGTAGAACTTGATAAGCTCATAGGCTATCAGCTATCTGAGTGCAAAAGTAAGTTTCAGTACATCATATTCCATCATTCTCATGGTACTGATGAGATGGGAGAATATAAGAGGATTGCTTTCTATGATGATGAGTACTACCGAGTAGTAGAGATCAGGGATAAAAAGTATTCTCTAATCTTGGAATCTCCTCACAATTTAGGATATTGTCCTGCCCGGTGGTTTGTAGATGATGCCCTGAATACTAAAGATGATGTTAAGCGTTATGCCCCATTGGCAAAGGTATTAGGGTCTATGTCCGAGTGGCAGCAGTTTCATGCTTATAGCTACTATGCTGAGCATTATGGAGTATTCCCGGTGGTGGAATATGCTGCAGCAGTTTGTGAGGATGAGTACTGTGTTAATGGCATGGTTAGTGAGCCAATGGAAAGCGGGGAAATGTCCACTCCTACATCATGCAGAACATGCTCAGCAAACAAGTTTAGTGGTGCAGGAACTGCGATCAAGATTAATCCTAAGATTGACAATGATGAGAATGATGTATCCGGATACTTTAGATTTATCTCTCCTCCTACTGCTAATTTAGAGTTTGAACAGACTAAGCAAGATGGTAGAGAGAACTTTATTAAGGTCAACACCACAGGCTTTAATGACATGATGAACAAAGAGGCAGTTAATGCTGACCAGGTAAGGAGCTTGATGGAGGATAGGAAGAAACCTTTGCTCAAGTTAGCCGGGATTTGTAACAGAGTGCATAAGTGGTTAGTGGAAACATGTGTAAAGCTGGCTATTGATGCTGATGTTAAGGTACATGCTAACTATGGTACTGAGTGGTTTTTGCTCACAGAGGCACAACTGCAGCAATTGTTTGTAGGTGCTAAATCTGCAGGTATGCCTGAGTCAGAGATAGACCAGATATATAAGCTGCTGATTGAGACAAAATACAAAGGGGATCCACAGACAGTACACAAGCTGATGATTGAGAATAACCTCAATCCTGCTCCATATAGCACAGTAGAAGAGTGCTACAAAAAGTCAGAGCAGGGAGTGATGAGCTCAGATGATTTGTATATTAAGGCAAATTTTACTAAATTTGTATCAAAGTTTGAAAGGGAGAACGGTAGTATAGTAGAGTTTGGTACTGATATTACCTTTCAGCAAAAGATAGATATTATTTATAACACATTCAAAAATTACGTAAAAGATGAAAAAAGCGAAGATGATGATGGGCAATCTGGCAGGGAGCAAGGAACTGCAGAGTCTGATGAAGCAGTATCCTAATCACAATTTTCCTGTAGAGATACCTGAGTATAATCAGACTGCATACAATTTCATAGGGGTCCGGGCAAAAAATGCAGGATTAACACAGTCTTTACAGATACATACTTTCTGCAAAAGTTCTGCAGACTGGATGAGGCTAAAAGATGAGTTCAAAACTCCTCAGTACTTAGGGAATTACCACAGTGTAATCATGATCCATAACCCTACAATAGTAGTAGCAAAGCCAGCAATTAAGCCTGCTACTGA